TTAAAAAACAATCCAAATCTTTGTGAAGAATTTGGCAGAAAAGCAGAAGCAAAAGCGAAAAATTACACTTGGGACAAGGTCAAAGAACAATACATCCAATTGTGGCGAGGCATGATATGAGTTATTCATTTCCATTTATTCAAACCGACAAGGTAATTGAATTAGGAGGAGGAGATAGACCATATTTCCGTCCAAATCTCGATGTCCGCTCAGGAACAAGCATTGACATAGTTGCTGATTTTAATGAACCATTACCAATACCAGACAATGAATACAATGGTGTATTCAGTCAATTTTGCATTGAACATCTTTCTTGGCGTAAAGTAAAACTATTCATCAGTGAAGTTTATCGTATTCTCAAGAACAATGGTAAAGTTGTTTTCATTACAGCCAACACTGAAAAGCAAATGCAATATGTTCTTGATCACGATGAGTGGGACGATAACTGTTCTTGTATTATTTTCGGCGATCAAGATTATCCAGAAAACACTCATCGCAACAGCTTCAGTCCAAAATATGCAATTAAGTTAATGACTGATGCTGGATTCACCAATGTTGTTGTCTTGCCTTTTGGGGAATTAGAGACAGATATGATTATTGAAGCCACTAAAACCACCAATAAAATTGAATTCAATAGAGAGTATTTTGATAATCCTCATTTTTATGGTGAGAACACTGGATTCTATCGTGACCATCCAAGCAATTGGATTGTTTTCAATAACATCATGAAGAAGAATCCAACTTCTGTTTTGGAAATTGGCTGTGGAAGAGGATATTTGCTTAAAAGGTTTGAATCTAAAGAAATAATTTGCAAAGGACTGGAAATATCCAAGCATTGTATTTTAACAAGAGTGAGTGATTCTGTTGCTGAATTTGATGTGAGGCAAACACCTTGGCCATTTGAAGACAATCAGTTTGATTTATGTGTATCACATGGATTTTTTGATTTTATTGAAGCAGAATATATTCCTGTTATTCTCAAAGAAATAAATCGTGTTTCTTCCAGAGGAATGCATGGAGTAAACACAAATAGCCTAAATCTTTCTTGGAGTAATCAGGAATTTATCGACAATAAGCATTTAACAGAAGGATCTCTTGCTCTTAACATACCTGCTGGAGATGGTAAGCTTAAACTCAATATTGGTAGTTTTACGGTAATGTTGCATAATGGCTGGATCAACACAGACATTGTTAATTTGAATGATTATGCCGCTCAAAATCAATACAAATTCCTTCAGATGGATTGTAGGCATACTCTTCCATTTGAAAATAATACTATTGATTTGATTGTTTCCAGTCATATGCTTGAGCATCTGGATTGGAATGAAGGATTGAATTTTCTTAAAGAATGTAATCGCATTATGAAACCAAATGCGACCATAAGGATTGCTGTTCCAGATGCAGAAAAATTAGTTAGTTATTATAAGGATAACAATCTTGAATTTTTGGATCAGATGAATGTCACTGCTTCTCAAAACAAAGCACAAACATTCAAATTGTGGTCATTCTTATTTGATGGTCACAAGATTGCATATGATTTTAGTAGTTTAGAGCAGATTGGTATGGAAGCTGGATTCCGTGTTGAGAGAAGGAATTTCAATGAAGGAAACTTGCAAATAATAAGAGAGACAATGGATTATCTCCCTGAGATTAGCATATATGTTGAAATGACTAAGAATTCCAATGTCTAATACAATTTGCCATGATGAATCCGCATGTGATAATGTTTATTATCCAAAAGAATGTGCGAATGACGGCTCCTATGTGACATTCAATGTCATCACACATTAAGTCGTCACCCATGGCTTTACGCCAAATTGACCAGAATTTTTTGAACATTAGTCAAGAACACCTTGGCTTTTACCAATATTACCAAGAACATCAACTGCATTCCAAACAGCATCATAGACTGTTGTGTCTGTAGCAGTATAAGAAAAAAGATCTCTCATATGAAGTCTTCTTCTTTCTGTTGGATGAAAGTTTGGTTTTCCATTTTCATCTAGGTAGCATAATCTGTAGTCAACAACTAGAATTGGTTCTGGGCTAGCAGTAAGTGTTGCGTCAAGAGTAAGGTTTTCAACCCACCATACATTATAGATTTTTTCAATTGTTGCGGGTTCTATGATCGGACTGTCTTTTGTGATTAAAGCCATTTTTTCTCCTGTGCGTTACTTAAGGGATTCACCTGTTTCGACGCATTCTTTTTGGGCTTGATTGTATCCATTATAATAACCTATTAGATAGCCACACGATAAATAAATCATGCTTAAAATTAAAAGCATGATGAAATAAGGTATTTTTTTTAAGAATGACATCATAACCTATTTATAATATTTTGCCACAAATTCTTTTATCTTCAGGAGACTTATTTCTCTTTATCACTGATTCACTATTCTTTTTGTCATATGCAAAAATACCATTTTGAATTTGAGTGAATATATCTGACCTCATATAAACATCTACGCTTTTGTTTATTCCTGTTACCATAACGCTTGATAAAAGCCTTCTTGCGATAAAAGGATCAATACTATAAGCGTGTGCCCTACACAAACAGCGTAGTCCTTGCCATTGCATCATAATTGGAACAGCATTAGAGATGAAGTTATTTCCCACTTGCTCATGACTTCCTAAGTATATGATTGCATTCATTGCGAAATGTTGTGTGATTTTTTGTAAAACTATCGCATCATGTTCAAGAATAACAATTGGCTTGTCTTGTTCAGTACATTCTGCCCAGAGACTTATGTGAGCTAAAAAAATTGAAATTTCTGTTTTATCTAAGGTTGGATTTGAGCATTTAATCCATTTCAACCAATCCTTATTATTCAAATGTTCAGGTACTTTTATTTCATCACCAGTACCATCAAAAGCTGGCCATAATTTGCAAGGCATTCCAACATCTTCACATGATTTAGCACATTCATTTGCGTACTGACATGATTTTTCATTGTCGGGCAAATAGATGATATAAGCTGAATCAACTCCAATTTCATATTTGTAATGTAAATTCACTTTTCTTTTCCTTTCTCTGGAATTGTTGATTCGCCGGGAACATCCATGGCATATATCCCGAAGCACAACATTGCGAAGCGATTTAGACTTATTGTCACATCAGCAGAAGAAAATATTCCTTTTTCCAATACATGGCTAACTAAGTTTTTTGCCATAAAAGGATCAATGCTATAAGCATGTGTTCTGAGTATGTGCCTATAATCTGGATTAAGTTGTGCGTGAGGAGGAATGATACTCCAAAAATTATTTCTTACTTGTTCATTACATCCTAAATAAATAATTGCATTTACTGCTTGATGTTCTGTAAAAGGCTGAAGCATTACAGCGTCATGCTCCAATGCAATTAAAGGTTTATTTTGTTCAATGCATTTGCACCACAAGGAAAAATGACTTAACAAGCAACATACTTCTGGTTTTGTCAATTCGTGATTTACAAGACGAAGCCATTTAAGCCATGTAGCGTCTTGGCAATGTTCTGGGACTTTGATCCCTTCAACATTAGGATCAGTACCATCAAAAGCATCGTAAATTTCGGCTTTTTGTCCTACTCTTTTACATGATTCAAGGCATCGAGAAGCTAATTTCTCTGATGTTTCATGACCACGAATGGTGATGATGTAGGCTTTGTCTACTACTAGATCGTATTTTGCGTGTAGAGTTTCATTTAATATTTGCATTAGTACACCAGATTAAATTGATTATAATATTCAGTCAAATATGGCCCAAGTATCTCATCAGGAGGAGTGCTTGTCTTCTTTAAGATTGTTCTAATTAAATGTAAATTTTCTAATCCCCAAGCAGCATCCTTTTCTTCAGCACAAAAATTATGAATGTTTTCATAAAGATGACCCAAATAATGAGGCAAACCTAAAAAGTCATAAATTTGTTTCAACACAATGTCAGGCTTGTTTATCAAGTTTTCATACTCAACAATATGCAAATTATCTCTATAATTTTTCAGTCCAAACTTCATGCTTTCATATGGAGATATAATGTATTCTTCCCATAAGCACTTGGCACGATTGCCAATGTTAATTGGTATTTTTTTTGATTTCAAATGATTGTCAATAAAATTATCAGATTGTTTGTTTTTTTCAATTAATTTAATATAAGAAGCAATTATTTCTGAAACTGGACGAACAGTACAAATTATTTTAGGTTCATCTGTTACAAATTTTTTCAAAGGAACCAAGTTTCGTGGATGACCACGATGTTTATCTAAAATATATTTCTTGTCTATATGCTTGTAAAAGCCTTCGATAATTCCTTTGTAAACATTAGCAGAAACTACATCTTTGTCATAGGTATATTTTTGTTCCAACAAGTTAAAATTCTGATTGGCAAAACAAAGTAAATCTAAAAGAGGACTAGTTGGAGTAACATGAAAATCTGGATTTTGACCTATGATCGAACCTAAAAGTGTCGATCCAGATCTTGGAAGACCAGATAAGAAAAATATTGTTTTCAATTCAAATACCCTAACAAATCTTTAAGTTTTGCCATGGGTTCATCCCAATTTCTTGGTTTTGTTTGCCTTAGCAATGTTACATTTTCACCATACCAAGGGCTTTTCTCTGCTGAGTGGCACCAAGTGTAATATGCTGAAATTGGTACAAAAACATAAACCTTCTTGCCTTGTGATGCTGCCATATGAGCAATGCTTGTGCATGACGTAATAACAATGTCAAGATTACTGATCAATGCAAAAGTATCTTCAATTGTTTCTAGCTTATCACTATAATCAACAACATTAGGGAAATCAACAGTTTCTTCTACTCCATCATCTCTTTGTAGACTAATGAAATGAGCATCAATATGACCAATATTTGAATAAAGCTGAGAGACAGGATAGGATCGATGTAGATCTTGTTCGTAATTCTTACTTCCCTTCCAACGAATACCGATTTTCGGCTTATCTGTGTCAATTTTCCATTTGTTCTGAAATTCTGGACAAGGTTTTAGATATGGTTCTTTCCATAAATCGGCATAGCCAAGATTCAAATAAATTGGTAATTGCATTGAATATGTCCACATGACATCAGGCATATGCAATACTTCTTCCAAATCTTGAATGACAGGATAGCCATTTTTTACAAAAAGATTAGTTATTCCTTGTCTATCATTTTTTTTATTTTTCTGTGTAGCTTCATACCAATAGGCATTAATGCCACGTTCTTTCAAATGATTCATAAATCGAATATTGATGATCTCATCGCCGATTCCTGCTTCGGCATAAACAACAAGATTTTTTACATCTGGAGAGCCTTGCCAAAATGGCAGATTCAAAGCATTATTTTTTGTGAATATTACTTCTGTATTCCAAAGTTTCATCTTGGCTCCACCCAAGAGAAATTGCCTCATCCCTTTTTGGAATTTATCTTCATATAAATAATATGTTCCTAGATTGAATTTAATCTTATCACGAATTTCTTCAGGAATATCATCGCTCAACAATGCGTTTTCAAGTATTTTTTGAGCTTCAGGTTTTCTGTTTAACAAATAAAGAGCATAAGACTTATGAAGTTCAATCTCTCCAGATGATCCTGCTCCTTCATTAAAACCGATATAAGTCATCGCCTCTTCTGGCATATTGGCACTGTTGTAAACATTTATAAGATTGTTTCTTGTTACAAATACATGTTGTGCGCTTGGAGCAACGGTTAAAGATGCCTTACCATGCTTTATTGATTTCTTATATTCTTTTATCTTAAAATAACATTTAGATAAATTGTCATGTTGACCAAATAGTGAAGCTGATTCGGAAAAAGCATCAAGACATTTAATTGCAAGATCTTTATATCCAATTTTTTGAAGAGCAATAATAAAAGGCTCTAGATCGCTTATGCCTTGTGGTTCTTGGCTCATAGGTTCCTGATGTATTGTTCGACTTTGTAGAAGTCCCCTACAATTCTACTGATACGGGAATCTTTATCTTTTTCCACTAACTCTTTGGATGGAACATTTTCACCCATATCTTGAATGAACTTCTCTATTCCAACTAAGTAAGACCATAGCCAATATTTTCTATTTCTAAGCCTTTTTTCAACATCTTTGACATATGTCTTCCAAGGAATTTTCCATTTTTTGAAAACAACTACATACCTCTCCATCATCATACGATTCTGCTCATCGTAAAATTCAAGTTCAAAATCAGGAGAATCCAACATTAAAAGTCTATCTCCTTGATTTCAACATTATGACCTTCTTTCTTCAAAATTTCAATTCTTTTGTTGCTGTGATCTTCCAGATAATCATTAATTTCAAAAACAAAGTCAAAATAATTCAATCTTTCTTTGTCATCGGCTGTTCTTAATCCACGACCCATACGCTGAATAATCATGTGATCAGCCTGACCACCAGCAGCATTAATTAAATTGTTTGGGTGAACATTGATTCCCGTATTAAAAATCTGCTGAGTTGCAATCGCAATTAAATCGCCCTTAGCCTTCTGCAATTCTTTAATTACTGACTTTCTGGTAACAGCATTGTCTTTGCCTTGAACCCAAAGACTGTTGGGAAGAAGCTTGTTCAAAGCATCTCCATGAGCAATACGATCAACTAGAATAAGAGTTCTACCTCTTAAACTCTTGGCAAGACGAGTTACAACATCATGAAAATGAAAGCTTTCGGCAATTCCACGAGTTACTGCATCAATGTAAATGTCATGTGGAATCTTAGGCTCACGAATTGGATAGAATATACACTTGCTCTTTGCCAAAATTCCACGGTCTTGCAATTCAGAAGTAGTTAGAACTCCACCTTCTGCCGACTTAATCTTCAAGATTGGCCCGAAAAAACCACGAACATAAAATTTTTGAACTTGGTCTTTACCACCAAATTTGAAAGGAGTTGCACTTACTGCAACACGAATATCAGCAGACTTGAGACGACGATAAACAGCTTTTGGCAAAGTACTCATCATATCATGAATTTCATCAACAATAAGAACTTTGATTTTAGGCAATACTTTTTCCATTTTGGCAACAGATTGAACTGTTGCAACTGTTATCATACTTGGATTTACACTTCCACCCCATAATGATCCAACATTAGGAAGACCCCACTTAACAAACTCATCGTAATTTTGTTGAGCCAAACTAGCCCTATTCTGCAAAACCAATGTAGGTGTATTAGGAGCAATAGTTTTAAGGATACCGAGCATTACCAATGATTTTCCAGCAGAAGTAGGAGCATAGATAACACCTCTGCGATGTTTGACAACTTGATTAATCATTTCAACTTGGTAATCATAAAGCTCAAGAGACTTGATCTTGTCGCCAATACTGTTCGTTTCTGGAAGCCATTGATTAAGAAAAAGTTTGTCAACTTCTTGATAAGCGAATAGACTCTTAGTTCTCAAGTCTTCAACTGTATATTCTGTTTTGAAATGATTCAAGACAGCACTAACTTCAGGAAGCAAACCAGTCAAAAATTTACCTGTTTCTAATGCAAAAAAATTGATGAAGCCGTCCCACTTTTTCATCTTGTAGGCACGGTTGTGAAAGTAATTCTTATCACGGAAACGTAATCTGTCCCACAACTCAGTTCTGATTTTCATATCATCAGACAAGAAAAAAGAATAATCATTGTTGATTCGGAGGATGTTGGTCATCTTTTTTTAACTTCTCCTGAGATTGCACTTTTGCACGAGACTTAGTCAGACCAGATCTTGGTCCTGTAGTCTTCCTCTTTTTCACCTTTTTTCTTCCGCAACACATTCTTTATTTATCAACTTGTGTCTCAAAAGTTTAATCACAACTAAAGCGTCTTCAAGAGCAGTATGGGCAACTTCTCCTGCGATGCCTGCTCTTTCCATGCATTTTTTCATGTCAGGAAGAGAATGATCATTTTCCAAATCAAAATACAATATAGCAGGATCTATAGAGCGATTAAGAAAGTAAATGCTTCCCCAATCCTTGATTTTTGATTTAAGGAAAGGAATGTCGAAAGAAGATAAATTCTTACCTGCTGGATTTATATAAATATTGCCATTTTTATCATTTTGATTATAACCATTTTTGAGAAAAAAGGCGGTAAGAGCGGTTGGCAAGTGATCTATGGGCATGAAATAAATGTCTTGGTCTGGGCAATATTCCAGATTTTTCTTTTTAGCCATATCAATTTTTTTGAATATTTCTGAATGCATACTCAAAGCGAATGGATTACCCTTATAGTTATCCTGCATAAATATAGCTTGGAATCGAGGAAGTTCTTCAAGTGGTTTTGGGTTTTTCAAATCATCCAAAACAACAGCAAACTGTAATATGTCACAGTTTTCCTGAGAAAGACCTGTTGTTTCAATGTCAATGCTGGCGAATTTCACGATTTTGGCCTCATTAGAACGGTCTCCAAGTGCTTATTGTACAGGAGTTTTTGAGAAAATTCAAGAAGAATAAGTTTTGTGGCATCAAGTGCTAAATATATAAGGAGAAAAGTCAAATATGGCTGATGATTACACAATACTTAATCCCGGCGTTGGCGGGGATGTCATGGATGAATCACTTGTGGTTTATCCATCGTCTCCGACCAATCGTAAAAGACCCCGTGTTGTCATTACAGGGGAAGGTATTGATGACATAGTCCCAGCGCAAGTGACTAATCCTATTGGAGATGAGTTCGGTTTAGTAACTCGGCCAATAGTTCCTAGTTATCCCGGGACTGAAGCAAATACGTTTGGAGATGTAGCTCTTGTTTTAACATCAACCGAAACAACAGTTGTTACTTATACTGTTCCAGCAGATAAAACATTTTATTTTATTGGGGTTAATGTTAGCGGAAACGCTAATGCGCTTTTTAAGCTTTATGTTGATGGCGATCCAGTTCTAGCTGGTCGTAGTTCAGTGGCAAATTTAACACTCAATTTAACTTACAGTTATTCTCCGATCAAAGTCCCAGAAGGAGTTACAATCGTTTTGAAAGTAACTCATGAAGCTTCTGTTGGTTGTGACTTTGAAGGAACCATACTTGGTTATATTCTGTAAAATTTAACCTTCTCTCCATCTACTCCAGAATGTATTATTCCTAACCATTTCTTCGTAGGTATGGGTTGCGAATCTCTTATGTGCAGCGCCAGCCCTTATTCCAGAAAGTCTCACTACCACTTCAATTTGATTATTGATAAGCTTATCGCTTTCCACATCAATAATAATAAGATTGTCTCTCACATAAGCTCCAACAATAACTGGCATTGATGGAACAACACTTACAGGTTTTATTGTGTTAAAGGCACAAACTTGTAACAACCGATCATCAATAAATTTTGAAACATTTTCTGTTTTATGTCCAAGTCCACCAACCTTGAATATGACGATATCTTCAAATCTAACTTCTGGCATTTCTACACATATAAGCTCAACATATTCAGTTCCTTGAGAAGTAACAACAGGAAGGATCGCATACTTATCACCTTGTGGACCTTCTGCGCCTTGTGCGCCTTGTGCTCCGGCTGAACCTTGCAATCCAGAACCATTTTCGCCGGGAGGACCTTGTTCTCCTAGAGGACCCGGCTCACCTTGATCACCTTGATCGCCTTGATCGCCTTTAGGCCCTTGTGCTCCTGTTTGGCCTTGAAATCCAGCTGGTCCACCTTGATTTCCTTGTGCCCCAATTGTACCCTGATTTCCTTGATAACCTTGATAACCTTGATAACCTTGATTCCCTGTTATTCCTGTAAGTAAGCTATAAATTTCTTGATTTACTAATGCGTTTCCAGAAACAAAATTGACTGGAACTGAATAATAATCTATTGGAAATCCAGAATATCCCCCAGACTGGTAGCCAATGGGACTTCCATTTGAATTAAATATTGCTAAATTTGTTGTATTGTCGGATTCAATGTAAATGTAATTATTTACAATAAAATCTTCGATGTAATTTCCTTCATCTATACCGTTATAATCAACTTTTTTGATGTAAATCTGAGTTACATTACTTATTGTTGCATTATTAAAGTGAATATAACCAGCAGATGGAGCTTGATTACCATATACCGACTCATACTTATATTTTGGACCAAATAAAGATCCTTGATTTCCTTGAATGCCTTGAAATCCATCGGCAGGACCTTGAAAACCTTGATTTCCTTGGTTGCCTTGATATCCTTGTCTTCCTTGATATCCTTGTCTTCCTTGGTTACCTTGATATCCTTGGTTACCTTGATATCCTTGGTTACCTTGATATCCTTGAAATCCATCGGCAGGGCCTTGCAATCCCTGATTGCCTTGGAATCCTGCTCCTTGATTGCCTTGATTTCCTTGTTCTCCTTGATTTCCTTGGTTTCCTTGGAATCCTTGTCTTCCTTGTGCGCCTTGTCTTCCTTGAAAACCATTAGCTGGTCCTTGGAATCCTTGGCTTCCTACGTTGCCTTGACTGCCTTGAAATCCAAAAGGATATGCTTGATATCCCTGAGTTCCTTGGTTTCCTTGATAGCCTTGACCACCTGTTCCAGCAACACCTTGACTCCCTATTGATCCTTGATATCCTTGATATCCTTGATATCCTTGAAATCCATCAGCAGGACCTTGTAATCCCTGATTGCCTTGTAGTCCAGTGCCTGTAATGCCTTGCGGTCCTTGAACACCAGATTCACCAGCATCTCCTTGATATCCCAAGTTTCCTTGATATCCTTGGAATCCTTGATTTCCTTGAAACCCTTGGAACCCTTGATTTCCTTGATAACCTTGGAATCCTTGGAATCCTTGATTTCCTTGATAGCCTTGTTCTCCCTGATGACCTTGGAATCCTTGAAAACCTTGATTTCCCTGATAACCTTGTTCTCCTTGATGACCTTGGAACCCTTGGAATCCTTGATTTCCCTGATAGCCTTGTTCTCCCTGATGACCTTGGAACCCTTGGAATCCTTGATTTCCTTGATGGCCTTGGAATCCTTGGAATCCTTGATTTCCCTGATAGCCTTGTTCTCCCTGATGACCTTGGAACCCTTGGAATCCTTGGTTTCCCTGATAGCCTTGTTCTCCCTGATTTCCTTGGAACCCTTGGAATCCTTGATTTCCTTGATGGCCTTGGAATCCTTGGAATCCTTGATTTCCCTGATAGCCTTGTTCTCCCTGATGACCTTGGAACCCTTGGAATCCTTGGTTTCCCTGATAGCCTTGTTCTCCCTGATTTCCTTGGAACCCTTGGAATCCTTGATTTCCTTGATGGCCTTGGAATCCTTGGAATCCTTGATTTCCCTGATAGCCTTGTTCTCCCTGATGACCTTGGAACCCTTGGAATCCTTGGTTTCCCTGATAGCCTTGTTCTCCCTGATTTCCTTGGAACCCTTGGAATCCTTGATTTCCTTGATGGCCTTGGAATCCTTGGAATCCTTGATTTCCCTGATAGCCTTGTTCTCCCTGATGACCTTGGAACCCTTGATAGCCTTGGTTCCCTTGATAGCCTTGATTTCCTTGTAACCCTTGGAACCCTTGATAGCCTTGGCCTCCTTGGAATCCATCGGGACTACCTTGCAGCCCTTGATTTCCTTGGTAACCTTGATTTCCTTGATAACCAGCCCCTTGTTCTCCCTGATTACCTTGATTTCCCTGAAATCCTTGGAATCCTTGAAATCCTTGTTCTCCCTGATTGCCTTGATTTCCTTGGAACCCTTGATAGCCTTGGTTTCCCTGAAATCCTTGGAACCCTTGGAATCCTTGTTCTCCCTGATTGCCTTGATTTCCTTGGAACCCTTGATAGCCTTGGTTTCCCTGAAATCCTTGGAACCCTTGGAATCCTTGGTTTCCCTGATAGCCTTGTTCTCCCTGATTTCCTTGGAACCCTTGGAATCCTTGATTTCCTTGATGACCTTGAAACCCTTGGAATCCTTGATTTCCTTGATGACCTTGGAACCCTTGGAATCCTTGATTTCCTTGATAGCCTTGTTCTCCCTGATGACCTTGGAACCCTTGATAACCTTGGCCTCCTTGAAATCCATCGGGACTACCTTGCAGCCCTTGATTTCCTTGATTTCCCTGAAATCCTTGCAGCCCTTGATAACCTTGATAGCCTTGTAGCCCTTGATAACCTTGATGACCTTGATTTCCTTGGTAACCTTGGAATCCTTGAAACCCTTGGAATCCTTGATTTCCCTGATAGCCTTGGAATCCTTGAGATCCTTGAGCGCCAGTTATGCCTTGAGCGCCAGTAATTCCAATAGTACCTTGGAATCCCTGAAATCCTTGATATCCCTGAAATCCTTGATATCCTTGGAACCCTTGATATCCTTGGAACCCTTGATATCCTTGGAACCCTTGATATCCTAGTCCTTGATATCCTTGGAACCCTTGAAAACCTTGATATCCTTGTTCACCTTGCAGACCTTGATAGCCTATTTGTCCTTGGTAACCAGTTAATCCAAGATCTCCTTGTGCTCCTTGAGTTCCTTGAAATCCTTGATATCCTCTATCTCCTTGATTTCCTTGGTATCCTTGACGACCTTGAAATCCTTGGATTCCTTGATATCCTTGGTATCCTCGCTCACCTTCGCTTCCTTGTTGTCCTACATATCCTTGTTCACCTTGATTTCCTTGATATCCTTGATATCCTACATCTCCTATATTTCCAGTTTCTCCTTGATATCCTAGTCCTTGATATCCTTGTTCACCTTGATTTCCTTGGTATCCTTGATTGCTTTGATATCCTTGATATCCTGTTTCTCCTTGATATCCTAGTCCTTGATATCCTTGTATTCCTTGATATCCTTGGTATCCTTGGTATCCTTGATTGCTTTGATATCCTTGATATCCTGTTTCTCCTTGATATCCTAATCCTTGATATCCTTGTTCTCCTTGATATCCTAGGCTTCCTTGATTGCCAGTTAATCCAACATCGCCTTGTTCGCCTTGTCTTCCTTGTCTACCTTGATATCCTTGATATCCTCTATCTCCTTGAATTCCAGTAAATCCTTGATGACCTTGATAGCCTTGATTTCCTTGATATCCTTGTTCGCCTTGATTTCCAGTATCTCCTTTATTTCCTTGACTTCCTAGTATTCCTTGAAATCCTTGACTTCCTAGTATTCCTTGAAATCCTTGATATCCTTGTTCGCCTTTATCTCCTTGATATCCTTGTTCGCCTTGTCTTCCTTGTCTTCCTTGTTCACCTTGAAATCCTTGTTCACTTTGATAGCCTTGTTCGCCTTGATTTCCTTGGAAACCTTGAAGCCCTTGTTCGCCTTGATTTCCTTGGAAACCTTGAAGCCCTTGGAATCCTTGGTTGCTTTGGTATCCTTGATATCCTAATCCTTGATATCCTTGGAATCCTTGGAATCCTTGGAATCCTTGGAATCCTTGATTTCCTTGGAATCCTTGGAATCCTTGATTTCCTTGGAATCCTTGTCCTTGGTTTCCTTGATTTCCTTGGAACCCTTTTTCGCCTTGATTTCCAGTTGATCCTTGATTTCCAGTTAACCCTTGACGGCCTTGAAATCCTTGTCGCCCTTGTTCTCCTTGGAACCCTTTTTCGCCTTGATTTCCTATTAAACCTTGTCTTCCTTGATGTCCTTGAAATCCTTGTCGCCCTTGTTCTCCTTGGAACCCTTTTTCGCCTTGATTTCCTATTAAACCTTGTCTTCCTTGATGTCCTTGAAATCCTTGTTGGCCTTGTTGTCCTTGTTGTCCTTGTAATCCAATAGTTCCTTGTAATCCAATAGTTCCTTGTCTTCCTTGATATCCTTGAGCGCCTTGATATCCAGCGCCTTGAATTCCCTGATTGCCTTGTAGTCCTTGAAGCCCTTGAACGCCTTGTGTTCCAATCCCTGTTGCGCCTGTTGTTCCTTGTGCGCCTTTTCCACCTTGCGGTCCTTGAAAACCTTGAACGCCTTGTTGTCCTTGTGCTCCATCAATTCCTTGACTTCCCTTTTGTCCTTGATATCCTTGACCTTGGAACCCTTGATAGCCTTGTAGGCCAATATCTCCTTGAAATCCAGCACCTTGGATTCCTTGTTCGCCTTGAAGACCTTGTTCACCTTTGATTCCTTGTTCGCCCTGAAGACCTTGAATTCCTTGGAATCCATCAGGACTGCCTTGAAGGCCAATAGTTCCTTGATTTCCTTGTAATCCTTGATTTCCTTGATTTCCTTTTGTACCTTGTGCGCCTTGTGGACCCGCAACAATACTAGGACCACCTTGAGCGCCTTGAGACCCTGCTCTTCCTTGTGAGCCTTGGTTGCCTTGTGAGCCAGATTGCCCTTGGTTTCCTTGTGGTCCTTGTTTTGACTGTCCAATTTGAGTCGAAACAACAAAATCTCGCAGATCTTGTGCGGTAATTCCACCTTGGTTATTGTCTGCAAAAACACACAATAATTCTTCTTCTGTTCTTTGCGTTGCTGATTGATTGCATTGATTTGCCATTTTATTCCTATACTTTTTTTGATTTATTATAAAATAGCTTATTCCCAACTATTCCAAAATTGATTGTTTTTAATCATTTCTTTGTATGTGTATTCAACAAATCTTCTGCCGCTAAAGCCCAATCTAATTCCTGATAGTCTAATTGTTAATTTTATTTCATTTTCAATTAACTTTTCGCTTTCTGCTTCGATAAACAAAAATTCACCTTCTATGTATGCTCCAATGTTAATTGGAGCTGATGGAACTACACTGACGACGACAATTGACTGAGGATCGCAAACTTGCACAAAACTATCATTTAATTTAATAAAATCTTTATGATTGTTAGTGCCTTGATTGCCAATAACTGTAAAAACTAAATCTTCAAACCGAACTTCAGGCATTTCTACGCAAGACAAGCCAACATATTTTTCAGAATATTCTTGTATAATTGGAACAATTGCATTTTTAGCTCCTGCTGAACCTTGTGCTCCTTTTGCTCCTGTTGATCCTTTTGCTCCTGTCGCACCTGTTGCTCCTGTGGGGCCTGTCGCACCTGTTGCTCCTTTGGGGCCTGTTGATCCTGTTGATCCTTTCGGCCCTATTGCGCCTTGAGCGCCTTGAGACCCTTTCGGACCAACAACTCCTCCTAAGCCGTTTATTCCTTGTTTTCCTTGTGGGCCTATTGCCCCAGTTAATCCTATTGCTCCTTGAACTCCAATTAATCCTTTTTCTCCTTGGCGACCTTGAAATCCTTGGTGACCTTGAAATCCTTGGCGACCTTGAAATCCTTGATGACCTTGAAATCCTTGGCGACCTTGAAATCCTTGGCGTCCTTGATGACCTTGATATCCTTGATATCCTTGATGACCTTGATATCCTTGGCGACCTTGAAATCCTTGACGACCTTGATGACCTTGATATCCCTGAAAACCTTGACTGCCTTGATAGCCCTTTTCTCCTTGACGGCCTTGAAATCCTTGGCGACCTTGAAATCCTTGAAAACCTTGATTTCCTTGATTTCCTTGAAATCCCTGACGACCTTGAAATCCAATAGTGCCTTGAAAACCGTCTCTTCCTTGTAAACCTTGATTTCCTCTTTCTCCTTGATTTCCAAAGTCTCCTTGAAGTCCTTTATTTCCTTGTCGTCCTTGAAGTCCTAGATTTCCTTGTTGTCCTTGGTTTCCTATGCCTACAGATCCTTTTTCTCCTTGTTGACCCTGATTCCCTTTATCCCCTTTTACTCCTGTTAATCCTAATCCTCCTTGTGGTCCCGTTAGTCCTTTTTCTCCTTGCAGACCTTGTCTTCCTTGTCTTCCTTGATATCCTTGCTCTCCTTGCTCTCCTTGTCTTCCTTGATGTCCTTGTCTTCCTTGAGATCCTATTCCGGGTCCTTGATAACCTTGAGTTCCTTGAGTTCCTTTAGTTCCTTGATATCCTTGATATCCTTGTTCTCCAAGCTGTAAAGCTTTGACGTAGGCGGAATTATTGATTAATAATTCTTCTTTGTTATCAAAATTTTCTTGATTACCTTGATTTATCATTTTTTTCCTATTTGAAGCTATTTGAGAAGGCGCTGCCAAATTGCTTATATTGTCCTTGATAACTTGTTTGCTTGATATACTTACATTGACGATATGCTTCTTCATAAGAAACAGTGCGAGGAACATAAGCTCCATCGCTTTGATTGTCTACACATACTTCTGAAGATTTATGTGGAGGACATTTAAAAACAATAGATGGATTGATGCAACACTCGCTCAATCCAGCTGGTAAATTACAAGTTGTTTTTTTTGTTGCCATGTCTTATTTATCGTGCGAACCCATCTATTTTTTTCTATCTTTGGACATCAAATCAATAATGTCTCCTAATGTTCCTTCTTGGCTTAATATTTTATCTTTAACCTGTTTTTGAATTTTGTCATCTAAATTCTTGAATTCGCCTAAATTGTCAAGTAGGCTTATTAAATTATCAGGCGGATTCCATAATTTTAAAGAAGTTGAAACACTATTAATTTTATTCTTTTTATTATAATTCAATTTTCCTAAAATTAAATCTTTGTAAAAATTATAATCATCTTGCTTATCTTCTAACCAAGTTTGAAAAGAAAAATTTTTCATTTTATTTATTCCAATAATAAATACTGTTTATGCGATTGGTATATATTGCATGAACAGATTGTCTTTCAAATATTGGCTTGTAAAAGAAATGGCCAATTATGGTTTTGGCGATCCACTGGATCAAATTCTAGGTGGCACAGATGTAATGAAAGGTGATGACTTATTTAAAAGAATAAATCCAAATTTAATTATTTCTGAGCTTATAAAAATGCCATCTATTATACCTGCTACTGAAGCAAAGCAAACTTTTAATGATGTGATACAATATGGCGATCAAGCTGGTGCCTTTAAAATTGAATTGACGCCTCTTGGCTCTATGAGAGTTGTGACTCGCAGATTAACAAAAGACTTAGAAGGAAATGATAGTTGGATCTGTAAAAGCATTCATACAATAAGTGATTTTGATGATCAAAGCAATGAATCTAATATTGCGAATGATGTTTATGAAAAAATGAATGAAATAAATCAAAAAGAAATTGATGGTCCAGAGAAAGGGTACACAGAATTAGAACGACTTGCACAAAAATTGTGGTATGCAACTAAAAAGCAACATCCTTCTTATATTATGTTTCCAACACAGTTAAGGAAACAGGATGAAAATTATTACAAGCTTGTCTATGAATTCAGAGGCCAAGGTGTTGGAACTCCATATAACGGAAAAACTGGGAGGGCTGAACAGTTCAACATTGATTTGATCTACTATCCAAAAAAAGGCATGATTAGATGTTTTGGCTACGATATTGACAGTAGTTCAAGAGAAAGAAAGTTTTATGTTCAGCCTTCTCAGTGGGATGAAATGTTTTCCCCAAAGCAAGATGATCATGAAATAGTTGAAAATATCATTAAAATTTTCTTGCAGTACTAAGTTCTCAACATATAATTAATTGTCAAGCAAAAAATTACGAGATGAACAAATGCGTCATTTTTTGTCCATTTCCGACTTCACTAAAGATCAAATTGAAACTGTTTTAGAAATTGCGACAGACATTGAAAAGAATTGGGAATTTTGTCGCCAAATGAACAACAAATGTATTTCTTCGTTTTTTGCAGAACCTTCTACTAGAACCAGATTTTCCTTTGAGCGAGCAATGCATTGGCTTGGAGGAAGATGTGTTACGGCTGCTGATGCATCTTCAAGTAGCAGTTTAATCAAAGGTGAAAGCCTCAAGGATACATTTCGCACCCTTGGCCAGTATTCTGATGCTATAATTATGCGTCATGGTGATTCAAGCTGGCCAGAAATAGCAAGAGCATATTCTCGTGTTCCAGTAATTAATGCAGGAAGTGGATCTGGGGAACATCCAACACAGGCACTTCTTGACCTTCACACAATTAAACAAAAATGGAAAGATGTCAGTAATCTTAAGGTTATGTTGTGTGGAGATCTTAAAAACGGAAGAACAATACACAGTCTTATTGAACTTCTTCACATTTATGGTTGCAAAATATATTATTGCGCTGCCACTGATCATGCAGATTGTGATTTGAGCATACCTGAAAAATACCTTGCAAATATTCCTTGTAAAAATGTTGAAATATGTGACGCAAATGACATTCTTCCAGAAATCGATGTCATTTATATGACCAGAATCCAAAAAGAAAGATTCAAAGGTGTCAGTGGTTCTCTAGATTTCTTTAAGATTGACAAAACCAATATCAATAAAATCAAAGAAAACGCTGCAATTCTTCATCCTCTCCCTAGAAATGAAGAAATTAGTGAAGACATAGATGATGATTCTCGTGCTGACTATCATGAAAGACAAGTCAGGAATGGTCTTTATATAAGAACTGCTCTTTTAGATTACACCCTCTATACAAGTCCCTTACACAAATATTACAGAGAAATATAAATTTTATGAAAGATATAACATGGATGCCTTCTTGGGCATCGTACAATAGAGAAGATCAGGTACATCCACATCAAGAAGAAGAAAAATCACATCTTTTTCATGCTCTTGATATTGGTTCAACTGAATATGAAGTATTAAATTGGATTCATTCTACAATTCGTGTCCTAAAACCAAAATTAGTTTTGGAAACAGGAGCGTATGAGGGAATCGGAACTTTAGCTTTAGCTCATGCCTGCAAACTAAATGGATTTGGAAAAGTTATCAGTATTGAAAATGATTCCAAACAATGTGTCAAAGTCGAAGAAATATTAGAAGAAAATAATTTAAAAAAATATGCAGAAGTTATTTGCTCAGATAGCATTGAATTTCTAAATATAACAAATTATAAATTTGAAATAGGATTTTTTGATAGTGAGACAACTATTCGTGCAAAAGAATGTGAAATTTGTTTAGATCGTAATATTTTAAATAATGTTGCTATATTTCATGATACTTCACCATATCGTCTCGATGTAATTACACCTCAACACATTCAACAAAAGTATAGAAGTGATATTTTTGAACTAGCACGACATCCAAATTGTACAGGATATTATGATTCTTGTTTATCAAGAGGATTTATGGCCTTATGGCTTAAAAATTATTCGTAAGGAAATAATTCTTTAAATTTTTCTCTGACATTGTCATTAATGCAAGACATATAAACATCAAGTTCAAAATTAATTTTCTTATAATCATCTTCTGTAAATATTTTTTTAACAAATGAAGAAATAGCAAGATAATAAGGAGAAATTTTTCCAAGATTAATCCATCGGAAAATATTATTGTTAATATAACATTCTTGCATTTTGTTTAATGTGTGTTCAGAGCCGAATATTTTAGCAAAAAATTCTTTTGTTTTTTCAATTCCATCAATTGCTTTTTGGAATCCAATTCCATTAGCAACAGATTCTGCTGGTTTATTTTTGACTGAGTCGTACCTTTTCTTCCAAAGCTTCCATCTTTTCCAAGCTCTTTCGCCAACTAAGCAGTTTGGATCAATAAGAGGATGATCTTTTCCAGAATTTATATATTTAAGAACTTCTAACTGAGCACGGATATAAAGTGAATATTCATTGTTCTCAAGAATTCCCTGAGTTTCTCTTGCAAGCTTATATGCTATTTTAAATATGAGAGACTTTCTAGGGTCGCCCTTTTTCATTGTTGAGTGACGATAATCAGGAAATGTTTTTCTGCTCTGTTCAAGCCACATTGCAGAAAGATTGCAAGCTTTTGCCTCAAGATCGTCCATATTATACTTTTCAACTGCATCTAAGAGCCACATGTAGTCATCCTCTTTTTTTTCAGACTTCATGTTACTCCTTTAAATTTGGAAAAGCAAGGTATGTATTAAATGAAAATAGCATTTTGCCCATTAGTTAGTCGTGATATGGACAAGGCAATTCGTGCCACAAATTCTTGTCGCAATCAATTTTCAACCGAATCCATTGAAATAGAAACAGTTGCAATTATCAATTCTCAAAATCAAGAATTTGTTTCTCATTTTTCAGAATGGTGCGAAAAAGAGAATGTCAAATATAAAGTTACAGAATCAAATGGCACTCCGAGTAAGGGTAAAAACTCTGTATTAGATTTTTTGCAAAACTCAGAATATGATGGTCTGAGTCTCACTGATGGAGACGACCTATTTTACCCAACAGGCGCAATTCAAATTGAAAAACACATGAGGCATCACCCGGGAACTGATGTTTTAATTGTCAAGCCTTCAGATCAAGTTTTAAATGAACAAACAAACGGCTCTAATCAGATTGGAGAAAATAAATATGCAGTATGTTGGGGCATGAATATTATTAATCTTGGATATAAGTATGGACCCGAAAAGCATGATATATTTACATTAGGTCATAAGGCAGCAAGAAATTTAGGTGGACATGTATTTTATAGTAAAAAATTAAGCAACATGATAAGGTACGATGAAGAACAATTATTGGGAGAAGACCTACTTCTTGAATTCAATCTTCTTAAACTTCATCAAGAAAGTAAAATATCATTTTGGTTAAGTTTTGCTAGTGATGTACAGATGTTAGATAGAACTAATCAAGAAAGCATACAAAAAACTAAAAATAGTAGTTTCGGTAGTGTTTGTTATGAAAGGCTGATTGAAAAAGTAAGGGAAATATTGCCTGAGGATAGAAGTTCTTTTAATGAATTGCCAGTAGAGTTTCCAGAAATTATTTTTAATTATGATCAAAAAATTGAATGGTTGAAGCAAGTTTTTTGACATTTTGGGGCAAATAATATTTGACATTCATGCTTTAATCTGTAGAATATGGTTGGCAATCCCCCAACTGGATTCAACAATGGTTTCGTACTACCTGAGTTGATGAAGGTGCCTAACCTGTGAGGCCCATACCATGGGCAGGTCTTTGTAGTTGTTCTACAACAAATGCTATTACGGGTAGCATTGTTCTCACGGCAGTAGAGGTAAAGTCGAATAGAATTTATGCTGACTTTCATGGCTCCTGTGTCTCCCAAACAAACACAATGCCATGGACTATTCGATCTTAGGTTTACTGCAAAAAAAAGTACGCAAGTCTTCACCAACCAAAAGGTAAAAGCTGAAGTGAATAAGACAGTAACAAAAAGAATAAGCTTAAACGCTAAATTTTTGCTCTACTAATCTTGTTTACCTAATAAGTCATTATTCTTACTGACTTATACAGCAATTACCATTTAGGTCAGCATCCCGTTCCAAAGTTTGATTGTAAATAAAAATTTCAAAAATAAATTGGTCTTGTTTTAACTGGAAAAGTTTTGCAGAATTGGGCCTAGGAGGAACGATCTATGAATTTTGAATCTCTGGCCAAGTTGTTATCTGGAATTGATCAGAAAGCCGTTTTCTTGCGGTTTAATCCAGAGATCATGGACATTGCTGAAAAAGACTTGGAGAATGAGCTTCAGTTCATGCTTTCTGATGGTGTTTCGTTTCAAGTAATGATTCGTGATGATACATTGCCTTTAATTTTGAGTATGTTGCAATTATCACTGTTTTCAAAAGATAAAAAGGTTTTTACTTGGAATTGGAAGAACTTTTCAAGCTATGTTTTGTGTAAGACTGGCAAGAGTCTTGATATAAAGGCTTCTATAATTGATATAAAGATATTAGAATCATTTAGTGGTATTAAAAAAGTTGCTCCTGTTTCGTTTGTTGAGGCGATGAATAGGATTAAGCATTTGGTTTCGTCGGGTTTGTGGAAAGAAAGTGAAAACATTTATCGTAAGATTCATTTACCGTTAATGACGACAGTTCTGCCTCATCTTGAGAGTGTAGGAATATTGGATGTAGAACGTGCTGCCAAAGTACACGCTTACTACGAGATTGATGGTCAGGAAAACGGTCGATTACGTTGTCATGGGGCTTACAAAAAATCATTTGTTCCGCATACAATGGGATCTGATTTGAAAGATGTTTTGAAGCCGATTGGTTGTGATAATTTATTTATGAGTTTTGATTTTAAGGGTATGGAAGTTTTTGTGTTAGCCAACTCTAGTCAAGACTCTAAACTATTGCGTTTGTGTGAGTGTGATGATATTTATTCGGCACTGTTTCAGGTCTTGATGTCAAGTGATCCAGAAAAAAATGATAGGGAATTGGCAAAAAAATGCTTCTTGCCTGTTATATATGGACAGTCGGCCCGATCACTTTCTTTGAGATGTGGTTTGGCGGCTGATGTGGCTGAGAAAGTGGTGGAGCGAATTAGTTCTTTGTTTCCCACTGCTATTTCATTTGTTGCCGATTGCGAAAGCAAAGTTAAAAAAGATGGATACGCAAAGGATATCTTCGGTAAGCGAAGAACAAACTTTGAGGTTGGCAAGGAATATCTTGCTAGAAATTTTGCTGTGCAGTCTCCTGCTGCAACGATATGCCTAGAAAAGTTGATTAAATTATATTTTGCGTTGGAAGGCAAAGCTCAAATTGCTTATACTGTACATGACGGTTACGTTATTTATGTAACTAAAGATAACTGGAAACAAATTTTCAAGAAAAGCATGGATGCGCTTACAAGCGAATCTGAACTTTGTCCTAAACTTCGACTGAAGGTTTCATGTCGTGGTGGACGCAATCTTAACGATTTGAAAGTGATAAAAACGTCTTAAAGGAGAAGAAATGATTGAGATTGTTCACAATTTTCCAATTACTGAAATTGAATTTTTTGATCTTGATAAAAAGTTTTCCAAGCTTTGTTGGCACGCAGCGCATGAATTGAAAAAGAAGAATAGCAATAATAATTTTATTGATGACGCAGAAGATATAAAGCAAGAGCTTCAGATGAGTATGCTTAGGGCAGGAAGCTATTACAAGAGGCAAGTTTATATCGAGAGATGTCTTGATGTAGCTAAGAAGTATGTGAGTGATAATTTTATTCAAAAAGTTTTGGAAGAGCTTCAAAATCTTTGGGAGAATAGAACTCGTCACGGAGCCAACCGACAGAAATATGGTTGCTTTCAAGAAAATTTACTTGAAAACATTATCAATAGATTTGTTCCAAAGGATCAGCAGCCTAAAAAAGATGCTCCTTTGAAGATTGACACTAAGTTCACGACATATTGCAAGGCAATTGTTTGGAATGGTCAGAAGAGCATGGGTAAAAGAATTACCCGTGAAAAATCAATTCGTAGTGGTATGGTTTCATTAAGCGAGTTTGATTTCCTGCATTGAGATCAATATAATATTTTGAGCAGTATAGTTCGCCGTCCTGACCATATTTTATAAAATACATTTAATTAATTTACATAGTTCGCAATGGCTGAGTTTAACGGCGTGCTGCTCATTTTTTTCAAATTAATCTAGATGATTTCATATTTTTGTGTTATTCTGGTGTGAGCCTACAGGAATAATTGATGCGTGAACTCACACCAGAAGAACAAGCCAAGCTTGAATCAATGACTGACCCAGAAGTCATTAGGCCTAAATTTGCATGGGATGATACTTTTCAGCGCAGATTGTTGGCGATGATTTTGACTGATGATTATATGCTTGTTCAGTCGATGGATAAAATTAAACCTGAATATTTTAGCAATGAGGCTCATGTAATTATTTGTCGTATTCTTCTTGAATATTTTAGCACCAAAAAGTCTATACCAAAGGATTGGATACTTCAGCAAGAATTATCTAATGCCCTTAAAGATCGTGATCGTACAATTCAGTTGCATTATCAAGCTGAATTGAAAAGTGTTTATGACTATTATGTCCCGGGAGTTGATTCTCGTGAATACCTGATAGACAAGGTAACATATTTTGCTAAAGTTCAAGCTGTAAAGCTTGCTTTCCATTCTAGTTTGGAAAAAATGCAAGAGGCTCCTGAAGATGAAAAAACATGGAGTTTTGTTTACGAAAAAATGCGTGAAGCCATGCTCGTGGATAGGTCTTACGAACCGGGTCTTGAATACTTCATGAATATTGACGAAATGTTTCGTCGTATGGATGATGTATTCATTGGTAAAGATAGATTCACATCGGGTTTCCCAGCGATTGACAATGCCTTGACGGGCGGCGGATTGTTTGCTGGTCAGATTGGAAGTTGGATTGGCTTGCCGGGAACTGGTAAGTCTCTAGCTCTAGTAAAAACTGCTGTTCAGAATGTTTTACTTGGCCATAAGGTTCTTTATATTACATTGGAAATGGATGAGCTTGGTATTGTTCAGAGATTTACAAGTCAGTTTGCCAAGATGGACATCAATAATCTTCGTGATATGAAGGATGAAATTAAAGCAACTATTGAAGAATTCAAAAAGGAAAAAGAAGATCCAAATCTATTGCACGTCAAACAGTTTCCCGGCGGTCAGATTGATGTCAATGGAATTAGAGCATATATGGCGCAATTAGAATTAAGAGGATGGAAGCCTAATGTTTTAATTGTTGACTATGTTGGTGAAATGAAAGACGATCCATCAGTTAAAAAATATGAAAGTGCTTATCGTATTTTGCGTGATCTTCGTGGTTATGGAGTTGAAAAAGGTCATTGTACATTTACATGTGTTCAGCCAAACCAAAGTGCTGCAAAACTTGAAGTTGGTCAATATATTGATGAATCTAATATTGGCACTAGCTTTGATCAGTTCAAACCTCTTGATGCTTTCTGGTCAATTAATCAGCAAGTTCTTGAAAAAGATGCTGAAGTTGGAAGGGTTTTTGTCATTAAGCACAGGAATGGTCGGTCAAGGTTTGCATTTAAGATTGGCTTTGATTATAAGATTGGTACTCTTGACATGTTTGAAATATCGAAGGATACATATCGTGAAAGAATGAACTTGATTCAGGAAAAGAAAGCTGGAGAAGTTACTATGGACAATGTAGGCGATGCTCCTTCGGGCAAGAAGCAGCGCAGTAAAAAGGGATTTGTTCCAGAAGAAGACACCTACGAGGCATAAAAATGGCTAAATATAAAGTTTTTGAAAATGTTCTGAATGAATATGTCAATCATCCAACTCAAGTTTTGGTTGACGAAGTTGAGGCTAATTCTCCGCAAGAAGCCGCCAATATTATTCGTACTATCCATCCCAACAAGGTAAGTTTGACAATTAATGGTCAGCAATTTGAGGGATAATTGTGAGACAGTTTGAAAACATAAATGATGTTGCTAAAATCTATAATAGTCCTAAATATGGACTTGGTCCTGATGGAGGTCATCCTCCAGATCAATTTGATCGTAGTTATTTTACTGCTGATAAGGCTTGTTTTTTTATTGGAGAGTCATTATATGGCCATTGATGCACCTTTGGAAAAAGTTCGAGTAACAGTTCAGGGCAAAGAGATTATTCTCGACCCTGATAACATGAAATATAATGAAAATAATCTCCCAGAATATATGAGCAAAGAATATGGATGGGTTGATTATTTGGGTAAACAACTGGAATATGCTCAGAAAGAATTATTGATTGCAGAAGTTGATTCGGAAGCGATTTATAGTTTGAGATTCATTGAATCAAAAGACGCTGGAAATTCAGATAATTATGCCAAGGCTTATTCAACAGCAAATGTTGATGTTGTTGCTGCAAAAAGACATGTTATTGATAGGAAAGAAGTTGTCGGGCATATTAAGGCTCATTTGAAAGCATGGGACAAGAATCATGAAAATGTACAAAATAGAGGTCATTCTTTAAGACAAGAAATGAAAGTTCTTAATCGTGATATTTACGATACCGATGCTAATAAAACCGATGCTAATAAAAATTCTTGCACATTTGAAGATTATTTAAAATAAGATTGACTTAAATTATTTATTTTGTATATTGTCTCTAGGAAGGGGACATAACATGTCAGAACCGACGATGCGATGGATACTGCAAAGCGACATTTCTTCAATCATTGAGATAGAAAATCAATGTTTTCCTTTTCCTTGGGATGAAAGGGATTTTGATATTTGTCTTAAAAATAAAGACAATGTTGGTCTTGTTATTGAAAAAGATCATAATATAATTGGGTATCTTATTTTCAGTTTGGGTAAAAATTGTTATAATGTTATAAGTTTGGCTGTTGATCCCAAAATGTGTCGTAAGGGCTATGGGAATCGCATGATCCAATATTTGATAACAAAAATTAGATCTTCAACACAAGGTCCGAGAAATAAAATAAATGTGATTGTCAGTGATCAAAACTTAAATTGTCATCAATTTTTAAAGGCAATTAGTTTTACTGCAATAAAGGTTCGTAAAAATTATTTTGGTCCACTTCACGATGCTTATGAATTCGTTCTTGATATGAATGAAGTCAAAAAAAATATTGTGAAAAGAAACTATAAGGCTAAGAAGAATGCATAGGACATGTTGAGGATCTAATGGTAGAAAATAATGATTTGACAGGATTTATCAGCAATGATATTCCTGTTCTTGGCAATGATGAAAAAAGACAATGTGGAGATTTGCCACTTGTTTATGTTGACAACTTGAAGAAAAATACGATAGGCAAAAAAATACCTTTTGATTTGTCACCGCAATATTTGTGGAATTTATTTCTGAATCAAAACGGAAAATGTAGCCTGTCTGGAATGCCATTAGAATTTAATTCATTTGATTTAGAAGGTGATTTTTCTTCTGTCTTTTTAGACATGATAGATCGTTCCCTTGGATATATTGAAGGGAATGTTCGTTGGATACATAAAAATTTAAGTATTATGCGAGGTAGTTTCACAGATGATGTTTTTCTTGAATATTGCAGAAGATGCTTTTTAAATAATTATTCTATTGGGAAAATTGAAAGGCCTACTTTTGATGAATACTTTCTAAACATAGCATTTGATGTTTCTTTAAGATCAGATGATCCTGATATTAGACATGGATCTGTGATCGTTACCAGTCAAAATCATATTATTGGAACTGGATATAATGCGACAATTCGTGGATCGGATAAGAGCAAAATTCCTTATAAAATAAGAGATAAAAAAAGATTATGGATGATTCACGCAGAAGAGAATGCCATTTTGAACTGTACCACAAATCCACTTACCATAGGTGGATCTAAAATATACATAACAGGAACTCCATGCGTTAATTGCTTGCAGAGAATTATCAATTTTGGCATAAATGAAATAATTTATGCCAAGAGAGTTGGTTCTATTACGGAAAACGATGAAACAAATAAAATGAGACAAGATATAATTTTAATGTCTGGAATTAAAATTCGTGAATTTGATTTAGATAATGTTTGGTTAAAGAAAGCGGTAGATGTCAATTAGCTTTACATTCTTTTTGAAAAGCATCGATTATTTCTTCAAATCTAATATCGCTCATACAAGGTTTTATAATTTCTTTTGATTTTGGACAGATTGTGCAATTATAGCATGGACCACAATCCCAATTGCCATTGTCACGATGTCTTTGAACCAATGTGAATTTGTAATATTTACCGTATACTTTTCCATCGGTAAATGAAAAAATTCCTACTAATGGTTTTTTTAAAGCTCCAGCAAGATGAAATGTTCCTGTGTCAATCGATATGACATAATCTGCTGCTGCTGTCAATCCTGCCCAAGCAGAAAGTTCTATATTAATAAATTGAACAGTATTTGTTAGTGTGAATATTTCAATTGGCTCTTTGTGAATTGTAAAAACAAAGAACCCAAGCTCTTTGAGTTTGCTTATTGTTTGGTAGGTAGTTTTTTCTGGCAGACTTTTAGCTTGGCCGAAATTGTCTTTTGTTGATTGAGTTGCGAATAAAACAGTTGGCAGTTTTTGTGGATTAAGTTCTTCAATAAATTTTTTATAAAGATCTACATCATTAATTTCCATGTGACAGTTGTGATTCGTAAGTTCTACACCACAACTTTTCGCCCATATGTCACTGCGATGGTCAGTATTTCTCCCGCCCATTTTACTTTCATGAACACGACAAGCTGTGCTTATGTCAAAAATAATGCCATAATCTCTTTCATTGATTTCTTCTATAGGCACCCATTTTGCAAATGGGTGATTATTTGCAAAATCTTTATATAATTTAGGACATGTGTAGGTTAATTCTATTTCTGGCATGTGTTTTTGAAAATCTTCAAACATCATTCTTTGCATGATGATATCACCATGACCACCATACTTTCTTTTAATTAAAACCTTATTTCTTCTCAGAAAGTGTTCTTTTAGACTTATTGGTTCAATTTGTTTTTTCTTAACATAAGGAAACATATATATATTGTCTCTTTTTACTACCTCGGTATTACAATTATAAAAGTTCAGGCTGTCTGTATGGATGTCGGATCATTATGTAATACCTGAAACCTTAATGCAGGAAAAGGATGCTTTGAGGCACTTTTCAAAGGCAATTCAAATAAGTTTAATTAAAAACTTGAAATCGAGACAGAGAGGTTAACCTTGTTGGTTTAGCCTCTCTACACAAATGTTTTAAACTTAGTTAATGCTGAAGCAATTGTCTGGTCAATGTCCAGATATTTATATTCACCAAGCCTTCCTCCAAAAGTGATTTCTTTGTGGTTTGTTTTAAGATCTGCGTACTTATTGTATAGTTCGCTGTTTTTATCATCTCTGATTGGATAGTAAGGTTCGGGATGATCTTTAAATGCAACTGGAATGTCATATGAGACAACAGTTTCTTCTTTCGATTGCAGCTTGACTTCATAATGTTTTGGATTGTTTTTGTAAAAATGCTTATGCTCTATTGTCCTGATATGTGGCACAGACATGTCTACATGATTAAACACAGCATTCCCTTGATAGTCGCCATGCATTTTTTTGTGTTCAAATCTTAAAGTGTTGTATTCCAAAGATCCAAACTCATAGTCGTAAAACTTATCTATTGGTCCTGTGTAGATCAGATGTTTGGCATAATCACGCCATTTGTTTCTAATTGTAAAAAAATCAGTATTGAGTTCTGTTTTAATTCCATCAAGCATATTTTTTATTGTTGCTGAATATCCTTCATTTGGAATGCCTTGATATTTTGTTGTGAAATAATTTTCTTCATAAGTAAGTCTTATTGGCAGTCTCTGAATTATTGAGGCTGGAAGATCTCTAGGTTCTTTCATCCATTGTTTTTTAGTGTATCCATAAAAGAATAATTCATAGATTTCCTTGCCAACTCTGTCTAAAGCCCATTCTTCAAAGTTTCTAGGATTTTCGCATGGTATCCGCACATCTTGCAGTTTACGGTATGCTTCTTCTGGATTGATAACTCCCCATAATTGATGAAGAGTCATCATGTTAATTGGGAATGAATAAACATTTCCTTTAGATAAAACTTTTGGTTTGTTTGTGAAAGGCATAATTGTTGTGAATTTATTAATGAAGTCCCAGACTTCTTCGCTTTGAGTGTGGAATATGTGCGCTCCATATTCACTTACAATAATGCCATTGTCCCATTTTCGATCATATGTTGCGCCAGCAATGTGATTGTTTTTATCAATTACAAGGCACTTTTTGCCAGCATCTGTTGCTTTTCTTGCAAAAGTGGCACCAAAGAATCCTGATCCCACAATCATAAAGTCAAATTCAGGCATTTTATTTACCCCCAGCTAGATGATCACTCAAACATCCCGCTAAGTATGCGTCACAGTATTCTTTTTGTGAACTCCAACCGTATTTGTAATAATTTCTATTTCCAAGAAATCCAGTAACCCAAAAATCAATATTGTTTTCCATTCTATAGCCCCATGCGGTGAATGTTGGAATTTTCGCTGCTGGTCCCCAGATAGCAGCCCAACTGTCACAAGCAAGAACAATATCAGCACGATAAATTGTAAATGCCAATGCTTCTAATATCGACCAAGATCCAATTTTATTTTTTGTTTTTTCAATACTTTCTTTTTTCATTGTTTTTTCTATCGGATCATTTTGCCCACCAACCATGTAAATATCATAGCCTTTTTCATGTAATAATCCTATGCATCTGTCCCATATTGGTATATACCAATCTATAAATTGCTGTGGCTTTAGATCGATACTTACTGGTTGAAGAACTGCTATTTTATTTTTTGTATTAATTTCTGGTGTAAAGTCTTTTAAATCAATCCATTCTTTTATGTCGTGTTCGTCTCGTGTGAGCATTGGTTGATAAATTTGACAATTATATTTTTTGCTGAAATAAAATGAATTTTTTTCATTATAATCAACATCATATTCAATTTTTTTGATAAATTTGCATCTTTCAAGTATAACTTTTACATTAGGATTTGTTTTTGTTTCTTTTCCATGTGATTTAAAAATTGGTGATGTATGGATTATTGATGCATCGTGACCAATGGCACACATGGCAATATTAGCCCTGCACAGATTTAGTCCTGTGTCTCCAATGGCTCCTGTTTCAAAATAAATATGTAAGTCTGACATCTATTCTAATATAAGAGTGAAATTTTATGAAACAAATTGATTTGAAAAAACTTAAGTTGGATGTAGATGTTCATTTGAAAAAAGAATTAATTAGTGGTAAGTTATTGCTTGATCGATTCTGTATGATTAATGAGGATTCTAGAAAATCACCATCTTATTCTGATCCAAAATTTACTGCTTTTTATTATCATCTTGGTAAGTACTTAGAGCCTAAATCTTTGTTGGAAGTTGGTTTTGATTTGGGTCTGTTTTCTGGATGCTTTATGATTTCTTGTAAAACTGTAGAAAAATTTTTAGCTTTTCGTGAAAATAAAAAAGATTATTATTTTTCTTCAAAAATTGGTCAAAGGAATATTAAAAAATACTTCAAGGGTCCAATAGTTTTTCATTTTGGTACGATTTATGATGATTTACTTGATAAAAATTTATCAAAACCTTATGATATGATTATAATCACGATGGAGCAAGCATATGATAAGCAACTTGAATATATGGAATTTTTCTGGCCGCACCTAAGTGAAAATGGTATAATGGTTTGTGAAAATATTATTTATCACGAACCAACAAAAGAAGCTTTTAATGCATTTGCTTTTAGTAAAAATAGAGAGCCAATCATTTTTTCAACTCGCAATGGAACTGGAATTTTACAAAAATAAATAAAATTTTAGACTAATTTAATGGAGTGGACAGGAGGTATTTGTGGGATTTGAGTGCTGTTATCACTATTATGAAAAAATTGATGGTGAATATAATAAGGAAGAAACAAAAACTTTTAAGAAAAAGGTTGGCGATCCATTTGACGATGTGCCTGTTGAAAAAGTAGCAGCTTCTATCATGGCACAGATGGCAAGAAGAGATATTCTTATCATTGATGTTGAGATTTATGAGTTAACCAAAAAATTTATAAGTTTCAAAGAATCAAAAAGTGGAATTATCATAAAAAATAAAAAGTTTTCTTTTGATGGGGCTGGTGAAGATTCATCATTCATTGCTGTTGAAGAATTACAGCAACTATCAGCCCCATCAACACAACAGCAATATACGGTAACGGAATTTCAGCCAAGTAGCTCAAATATGCCAGCACAGCAGCTTTCAGCCGCTGCTACCCATCCTCACAATGTGAAAAACAATAATAATAAATCTGTCAAAAGATTTGTTGACGTAATGGTTTTTTTGCCAGAAGCATTGCATTTACATCAAGCAAAACAGAAGAATTTGAAATTTACGGTCAATAAGAAATATCCAATAACTGAAAAACGTCCATCGCCAACAGGTGTCGGAGAAATGTTTGTTGTGCAGGATGATACTGGGCGTGAGCAGGTTGTTTCAGACATTTATTTTGTGCCAGCCAATATTAATCTTGTTGCTGATAGAGAATTAAATTTTTCTGAAACCCCAGAAGAAAAAGATGGTGGAAATCTTTATTGGGGCAAATCATCCAATGATCCGGGTATGCCTGATTTGAGAAGGAGATGACATATGTCACTATCAAGAAAGCAAATAGAAAAGCGTAAGGTTCGTGAAGAATCTGTTAGAAAGAAAGTTTTAGAACAAAGAGAAGAAATAAGAAGAGAGAGAAAATTGGTCGAGAACGAAAGAAGTAAAGAGAGAGAAATGCACAAGATAGAATACGGATACACACCACCTGCCCTGCCGGGAAATGCTGAATTGGCTAAAATTAGGCAGGCAGAAAGAGAAAAGAAAATAAGTGAAAAATTAAAGCATAATTTGGAAATTTTGAAGAATTTAGAGCAAGAGTACGAAAACGAACAGTCTAACCGCAAGAATATCAATGATAAATTAGAATCAGAAGGCTACAAAACCATGAAGGAAAAGATGGACGCCCTTCACGAAAAGGCTTTAAGCATGGAAAAAGTAGCAAATGATCTTGCAGAAGCAGCTAGTGAAAATTTTGATATAAATAAAAAATAAAAATATTTTTCAAAATTCATTAAAGTCTTAGTGATTTTTGTCGATAATAAAGTGACGGGGCTGATGAGGCTACCGTCACTTTTACTTTTTACAACGAGGACACTATGTCACTAGACTTTGAACCACTGGATTTGAATGAGATTAACAAAGAGGCTAAAAGAGTCTCTGAAGAAGGTGTTGCCGCTGGAAACAGTGGTGATTATCTTGAAAAGTTTGTCAAGATGCCTGATCGTGATGGCTTTGTAATTATGCGTATTATGCCACGAAAAAAAGGCGGAGTTGTATGGTGTGCAACTCGTGTTCACACATTGAATAATCCATCTACTCGCCAAAAGAAAACCTATCATTGCCCTCGCAATTTAGTGCAAACGGATAAGGGCGAGCGTTGGATGGGCGACTGTATCATTTGCAAGTACTATTCAGATTTGTGGCAAAAATCTGAAGGAAAACATGGCAAAGAACAAGAAGACCTTCAGAATCAGGCAAGAGCAATCAAGCCTGTCGAACGATACTATTACAATGTAATTGTTCGATCTGAAAAGGATAAAGATGGCAACATCAAAAAGAATGTTGGCCCTAAGATTTATTCTTGTGGTAAAACGACTCATTCTAAGATTATTCGTGCAATGCGTGGGGATGAAGCCGCTGGAGAAAAACCATTGGGTGACATTACTCATCCAAGGGATGGACGTGACTTTAGAGTTGTCAAGAAAGTTGTTAAAGGTGGAGGTGGCGCTGAATACCCCAACTATGACAATAGTAAGTTTGAAGAACCAACACCAGCTGGAAGTCTCGATGAATTGAAGTCGTGGTTGGAAAACATCCATGATCTTCAGGCTCTTCGTGTAGTTAAAACGCAAGATGAACTCAAGCACGCACTTCGTGTTCATCTTGGTATGGTCAAAGAAGGTGATGCAAGTGGCACCGATAGCGAACTTGATGAATTCAGGAACGCAGGCTCTGCTACTCCTTCCAAGCCTAAAGTCGTTGAGACAGTTCGAGAAGAATTGGTTGTCAGCAGCACTCCTTCTGTTGCTAAAGAAGAATCAAAACCAAGCGATGATCTAGCCGATGACGACTTCCTGAAAGAACTTTCAGGCATGTAATCAAAACAGAATGGGTGTCCAGAGCATAATCTGGACACCCATTTTTTTTCATTCTCTCAACATAAGGTGGTGTGTTATGGCAAAGAAAAAAGCAAGTGAAGGCGTTGATGATAATTTTTTTGAAAATCTCGCAGAAGAAACTGGAGGCGATGTTCTTGATGCAATCGACTCAGTTAAGTATTTCGTTGACACAGGAAGTCTAGCACTTAATTATATTTGTTCAGGTCAATTCATCACGGGAGGAATTCCCGGTGGAAAATTGACTGAAATATACGGTCCAAACAGTTCATCCAAGTCTCTGCTCGGTGCCAATATTTTGTTCGGCACACAGAAAGTCAAAGGCATTCCTATTCTTATGGACTGTGAGAATAGCGCCAATAAAGAATTCATTCAGATTGCAAGCCATTGTAATCTGAAGCGAATTGTAAGACATACTCCAGAAACACTGGAAGCAGTTTTTTCAACAATGTATAGGGTTATTGAAAAAGCCCGTGAAAAAACGAACAATGAAGTCCCAATCGTCATTGTTTATGACTCGATTGGGGTAAGTCCTTCTGCCCGTGAACTTCGTGAAGTTGCATTGCCAGAAAACTACACGAAAGAACAGTTCAAGAAGATAGTAGGCGGAAATGAACAACCCGGAGAAAGAGCTAAAATTTGCTCAAGAGAATTAAGAAAACTTAACACGGTCATGGAGAAACACAACGCAACAGTTGTGATTCTCAATCAGACTCGTGATAAAATTGGAACTTACATTCCCACCAAAACAACTGCTGGTGGTGGAAATGCCCTTCCTTTCTATGCGTCTTGTCGTCTTGAAACCAAGACAATGCAGAAAATAGAAAAGAAGATAAGTGCTAAGAAGAAGAAGATTCTTGGCATCAATGTGAAGCTCAAGAATGTTAAAAACAAGACTCACAGACCTTTTGTGGAGTCTGAGAATGTTCAGCTTCTTTTTGATAAGGGAATTAATCCAATTAGTGGTCTTCTTTCTTGTTTGTTAGATGCTGATAGGATTGAAATTGCAGGAACAGGATCATTCAAGGTCAAGCCTGCTTTTTCTAATGGCGAAGAAGTTAAATTCCGTGCAAGTATGGATCGTAACGATGTACCCATGGACATTTTATTGAAGTGTCCAGCACTCATTGATGCTAATTCATCTGATCAGGTCGATGCGTATCTTGAGCCTTATAAGCTGGCTATTGCTAGTAGGGCAGAAGATGATTCTGATGTTGAATTAAGCGAAACTGATTCTTATGACGATGAAAGTATCGACGAAGAATTGGAAGGATAATGAGAAAATTAGGAGGCAGCAAATTGCTGCCTCCTAATTGATTTCTATCATAGAAATTTTTTCATAAGTATAAATGTCATTATTTTTTGTAAAGTGTGCAACTTTTTGTAGGCTATCAAGAATAATGATTATTTTGTCTTCTTTTTTACACCATAGTCCTACTGTGTTATTGTTTTCTGAATCAGAAGTTATTTCATTATATAATTTAATTTTTTGATCTGGGAAAAACTTTACAAGTTTATTTGCATTTTTATTTTCTTTATCTTCAATTAAGAATACTTTATTTTCAATTTCTGAAAAAGTTGTTTTTTCGTAATAGTCCATCCATTCCATATATTTGGGACATTTGTCTCTACCAACCCAGTGGACGTGATTTTTGTGGCCACCAAAATAACTGTGAAGCCATAAGTCACTTTCGTGACTTATAAATTTGACTTCTACTCCATAAATTTTCGACATTCGCAAAGCATGACAAAGACCGTGATCGCCATATCCTTCGGGAAATTCTTTTCTTAGTTGAAAATACTTATTGGCTTTTGGGTTTTCGGTGACTTTTTTGATTGCGGCATTACTGGTAATGCTGATTTCTTGTTCATGTGCTGGTGATTCAATGTTTGGCCATAATGTACTATTACGATACCACCAGCCAAAACCAAGTATTGTTAAAAGCTTTTGATCTAATGGGTAAATGTCATAAAGCAATCTACTTGCAATATGATATTCTCTCTCATAATCAAAATACCGATCTAAATTTTGAATTAACCCTTCAAGATCATTGACGCTATCTTCATCTATTCTCATATACCATTTAGCTATATCGGCTTTTAGATACTTATGATAAAAGTAATAAATCTTTTGAGCGACATGGTTGTAGGGGCAATGAATTATATTTATTTCAATATTTTCTGGCCACCCAGTACTTAGCCATTCAAATTCGTCATTATTGTCTTCACTGGCCAGCAAGTTCAATCGTGCTTTAATTTTATTTGTATTAATAAACCCATATTTTTTAAAATCATTAATTCTTGTTTTGATGGTTCTATTTGATGTTTCTACAGGAACAACAATGTCTATATCATATTTCATAAAATTTTATATGCTCCTGCTGCTATTTTTGAAAAAGTATATCCTTCTTTTGAAAGTTCGTTTTTAATTTTCTTTACATAATTGCAAAGATTTGCGTCACTAAAACCATATTTGTTATATTTTCCTTTAAGTTCTTTCAAAACAATTATTTTATTACTTAAAAAATTATTTTTAATATTGTTTTGAATTTTTTTTGCCATTTCACGTTTGTTTGGTTTTTCACAACATGGTGAAATTTTATTTTCTATAACGACATATTCATAGTTTTGTTTTTTTTGTTTTGGGTTGCAAAGAGCAGGAACTAATTCTTCTAGATCTAAAATCGCACCTTCTTTCATGTTGACTATTGATAAATTTGCTTTAAAAATTTTGCAAAATTCAATAAGTTGACTGAAATTTTTCTTATGAGTGAAAAATTTTCTTTTATCTTTAGTTTCAATTAAGAGGCATTTCATGTATTGCTCCTTGTGTCTTTACGACGCCTTTGTAAATAATTATAGGTTTGATTTAATAAATTGCTACTCAAAGTTGCTATTCTTATAATGTGAACAGGGGGTTTTCGATGGAATTTATCAAAGAAAATATTGATATAAACAACCTCCGAAGATTTGGTGCGGAAATTGAAATCAATGCATTTGATTTTAGGAATAGGCCGCTTGGTCACAATGATGGAATATTGCCAGAAGGCACATATTATGTAGCAAATTTAGTACAAAAATCTTCTGAAAAAATAGTTAAAATACACAAATGGGCATATGACCACAACAATAGTGATTGGATTATCAAACCTGACAGTAGTTGTGGCATCGAAATATGCACACCAGTGCTTAAGGGCTGGGCTGGACTTATGGAAACTTGTAAGGTAATTGATGCGCTTGGGAACGATAATAAAATCAATGCTGATGAAAGATGCAGCTTTCACGTTCATGTTGATGTGAGTGATCTTAGCGAGCAAGAATTGGCAAACATTATTACTTGGTGGATTAAATGTGAGCCAGTTTTTATGGATTCAATGCCAACAAGCCGCAAGCGCAATCAGTATTGTCAGTTGCTGGGGCAATCGGAAATTTTTGAAAGAGTTGAAGATGGATTTCATTCTAATGATTATTTGATTCGCAAGCTTGGTTGCTGCAAGTATTATACAATTAACACTTATCATTATTACAACAACAAACGAAAAACGATTGAGTTTAGAATCATGGATGGAGAATGCTGTCTTGATCCATGGACGGCAAAGAATTACATCAGACTTTTATTACATTTTATTGATAGAGCCTTAAAGTTTGGCGTGCCAAACTCTTATTACTCTGGAGATCCTTGGTCTGGTTATTGTTGGCTTGATCCACGAGATGTTTTTGATTTTCTTGGATTCAATTCAAAATACAATCTTTCACCGGGATTGACTCAAGTATATGAATGGTTTCTTGATCGTTTGCATTTAAATTGCAATTATGAAAAATCAAATGGTATAATGGGTAGTAGTGCTAGAAGGTTTGCTCAAAAAGAAATTGAAGATATGTGTTCTGAGTATGGCGAAATGTCAATAAATTATGATGATATATTTAATCCTAATTTTCGTATATAACATTGTTAATTAAACTTAAGGTTTTATGAGTTTTTGCAAATCATCAAAACTTGATGAAATAATCAAGGAAATGAAAAACCTTGGCAATGTACTTGTTCCTTTTAATTATCCCAAAACACTGATTACTTGGGAGGATGATTTGGCAATCTTCAAGGCAAGAGAAGTTACCATAGATGGTTATAATCTTTTTTTACATTATCAAAAATCAGATTACAATGAATATCTTATTGAAACTCTACAAATTCATAACACAAAACACCCATTCTTGCCATTTAATTTAATTTGCAAAATTGGCAAAAGATTTCTTGGGTCAAAGCACTTATCATTAATTGAAATTTTTAAAGATCATAGGAAGATTTATATTTGGTCTGTTTGCTTAGATAGATCTGAAAAACCAGTTCCAATTCCCAATCAATATGACACAGAATCTTGCGAGTATGAAGGGTTCCAGTATATATACATGCAACCTAAAAATGTAGATTTCTTTTAATTTTTCAAAACATGAAGTTTGGTGCGAAGATTTTAACAATCAAATAAAAAAACAATATATAACTTCGCAGCGTCATATACTGACGTTTTCCTTTAACGAGGGTCCAAACATGAAAAAAAGAAAAATTCAGGCTCTTATTGTAGAGCATCTTCTAAAGTACGGACAACTAGAGATACTTCTGCCAGATAGCGTTAAATTGGAAATTGGTACTACTCAAGAAAATAAAAATGGAGAATTAGTAAGAAAAGATGATTATTGTTGGGTCATTGCCTCCAGAGAGGGAAGATCAACAAGTTTGGATGCGTATAATATGGGCTTAAGATTCTCAGATGATGAGAGAGTTTTGGTTTTTGAAGATAAATTTATAGACAGAGACGGCGATAATATCAGAAGATTGGATGTTGTTTAAATTAAATTACCATTCATGGTAATGAAATTTAATGTGCCATCAAAACTTAAATTTAATTCCATTGTACCTTCAGCATACTTGCTGTTGGCAACTGGCGTATTAAATTCAACCCAAATCAAGAATCCATTTTTATTTAAATGGAATCTTGATAAGGTGACTCGTATACCTTTGTTTTTTATTTTTTCGCTTGATATAATATCGAGGCAGTTAGCGTTTTCTTGTACGTTTTTCAGTACATACGCCATCAGCTTGGAACTGTTAATAAAGTGTGTCCAGTTGGCGACTAAAAGAGATTCTAGTTTGTCAGCATTAAAAATATCCACACTTTTCTCCCGTGAGGTTAAATATGAAGAAGCCAGAAGTTTATCTAAGAGAGTTCTGCTTGAAACTTTCTGACGACCATGTTAGATTTTTACATGGCAGACTCAGTCAAAGATTGGGTGGCGATTTAGGTGAATCAGTTGAATTTCTCGGCAACATCAGAGAAATTGATAAATGGTTCGATTCTGCGGATGGATGTTTTGAATTGTATGATATGATTGATATGGTTTACTTTGCAGTTAATAAGGAACATGAAAAAAGATTGGGTGCAGTTGCTTGATTAAGTACGCATTACATTTAATTCCAATGAGCCTTGCTGGTATTACCTGCTTGGCTCTTGGATTTTATTGGGGACAATCTCACGGCTATCGTGAAGGTGCAGCAGACACCATTATTATGTTTGATAGCTTTGATAGAGCAACAAATAAAAATGATGGCCGAAGATTCCAAGAGAACAAAAAAATCCTCGATATGTTCAATGATAAAATTCCATATTGAAAACCTTGATTAATTTGCTATAATCAAAAAAATCAAGAGGTTGTCATGCCGCCCATCATTAAAGTTTCAGATCAAGATGTTTGCGTAGCCACATCGGAATTTCCATTCGCTAAATGGAAATTTGAAAAATTCAATCCTGTCCAAAGCAGGATCATGGACTTCTATAATCAAGACTGCAATACACTTGTCGCAGCAAGGACAAGTGCTGGTAAAACCGTGATTGCAGAACAGTTTCTCTCTCAAGAAATTCGTGAAAGAGGAGGAAAAGGAATGTTCCTTGCCCCTCTCAGAGCCTTGGCCCGTGAAAAGGTGACCGATTGGACAAATCCAGAATATCACCTCTCTGACCTAAAAATAAGCATCTGCACAGGCGATTACAGACTCACCAAAGAAAGAACCAAAGAGCTTGATGATGCCGATATTATCATCATGACAAGTGAAATGCTTAGTCATAGAAGCAGATCACACAATTCAGAACAAAGTCAATTTCTCAAGAAAATTGGGACTCTTGTCATCGATGAATTCCACACAATCGGAGTTCAAAATCGTGGAGATCACCTAGAAGTCGGATTGATGAAATTCACTCAAATCAATCCAACTGCCAGAATCGTTCTCCTTTCCGCAACAATGCCAAACGTAGAACAACTTGCAGAATGGGTAAGTTATAGCCTTAATCAAAAGCAGACATTTGTTCTAAGGTCAGAATATAGACCTGTTCCTCTTACAATCCATTATGAAACATATGACGACAGCATAAAAAGATATGATCTCCTAGAGCAAGAAAAAATCAATAAGGCAATGGATATTGTCGAATGGTATAAAGATGATAAGTTCATCGTCTTTACTCATACCAAAAGAACTGGCGAAATGATGAAGAAAGAACTTCAATCAGCAGGAATTGATTGCCAATTTCATAGTTCTGACCTCGAATCAGCAGAAAGAGCAAAAGTAGAAGATAAATTCCGTAACGATCCAAAATTCAAAGTAGTTGTTGCAACAAGTACTTTGGCAGCAGGTCTTAATATGCCTGCCAGAAGAGTGATTATCTTAGGTGTCAATCGTGGTGTTGACGAAGTCGAATCTCATGAAATTATTCAAATGTGCGGTAGATCAGGAAGATATGGCATCGATCCCATGGGAGATGCTTATGTTCTTGTTCCAGAAAGCCAAGTGAGTTTATATAAGCAAAAATTCAACAAGCCGAACAGAATAGAATCTCAGCTTCTCGAAAAATATGGCAATAATTATAAAACATTGGCGTTTCACTTGGTTAGTGAAATTTATTTTGGCGGAATTGAAACCACAGATGATGTTCGCAAGTGGTTTAAAAGATCATTGGCTTATTTTCAAAATAAGTCATTCGATGATAGCGTTGTTGATTCTACTCTTGAATTATTGAGAAAATGCGGTGCCATTGGCTTAGAGGATGATAAGTGGAATGCCAGAACAATTGGCAAAGTTGCCAGTATGTTTTACATAAGTCCTTTTGATGTAAGCGATTTGTATTTTAACTTCAAGTCTTTGTTTGATTCTGGAAAAGAGAATGATGATCATCTTCTTTCATTGGCACTAGGCAACATTGACAGTCAAAGGTCTAACATTGTTAACAAAGCAGAGAAAGACGAAATGAGCTTGTACGCCAATCAGGCTAGATTGAAGTTTACTGGTAAATTCTTAGCCGATGGAGCCATTAAGGCTGGATACTGTTACTATTCACTCTTGAATGGCACTAACTCACAAGCTTTGGCTAGCTTTCAAAGAAATTTACAGTTCGATTTCAATAGATTATCTCAGATTTTGATAGCTTTAGATAGCATGGGAGGTTCTTGGAATCGTTCTGGGTGGTTAAAAACTCTTGAGGGAAGAATAGCTTATGGTGTTCCTGCACACTTGATTAATTTGTGTAAGATTGATAATATTGGACGTGTTAGAGCCAATAAGTTATATGATGCAGGAATAAAAACTGCTAAAGACATTGCTAATACTGATGCAGAAAAACTTGGTAAAATAATTAATATGAAAGGTGATGCAGTTAAAAAAATTATTCAACAGGCTCAAGGCTTGTAGCGAACTTTTTTAATGCGTGATAAAATTTGATATTTTAGTCCAAGCATAGTTGTTCTATTTCTTCTCATGGGCATACCACTGCTGCAAGTATTTCCAATATCATTGCCAAGTATGTATCCACTAGGGCCACCAGCACAACAACAAGTTCCCGGCCAGCTTGCAGTTGGTTGGAAAAAAATTTGTATTGAATCACAATCATTGACGCCACATTCTAGATTTTCTCCAGCCAATGCAGCTGCTTCTGACAGTGTGCAAGAATATCCTGTAGTAATATTTAATATTGTCGCATATACTATTGGTTTAGTGCCCGGAACATCACAAGATAGATCAGTTGGCACACAAAAACAACCTGAATCTTGATAATGTGATCCCGGCGTTATTTTGAGAACTCCATTTCCTACTACACGAAGTTCCATCATGGTGCCGAGTGGACTTTCATATGGAGTGAAGCAACATCCATCGGTTTCTAGTAAAAATTCAATGTCAACATTTACTGTTGCTGTTGGACAGCATGGTTTTTCAGCGTAATTAAAATATATTGTGTATTTATACGTTATGTTTTCGACACAACAAGAATAATTCCCACATGGACGTATGCATTTGCAATTACAATTGCAAAACCCACCTGTTCCACATGCATAAGGAGGAGTACAGTTTCCAGCCATTATTTCCTTTCTTCGCCGAAAAATCCCGTGGGATATTCTACTTTTACTGTCCCATTGCCTTCAGTTTGGTTGCCGTTTTCATCTTCGACCCACCATCTTACTTGTTGGACTGGTATATTTAGTTGTTCTAGATGACATTTATCACGATGGAAAACAGGAAGATGATATTCTTGTCCTTCGACGAGAACTGCAACTTTACATTCTTTTTTTTCATGGTTGTACAAAAGACAATTGCCGCATACTTTTTCTACAGGTTTTTTCTTGAACATAACTTAAACTCCGCTTATAATTTAGTTAAGGAGAAATAAATTGAAAATCATTTCAGCTACAGGCCAAGCTCAAAATGGTAAAGATACTTTTTGTGATTATCTGCAAAAAGAATTAAATAGTATGCCTAATAAAATTATATGGGAGCGTACTGCATTTGCAAACGCAGTAAAAGATACTTTTTGTAAAACATTTGAAGTTGATCGACAATTTATTGAAGAATGGAAGACTAAAGATGAGTGTCCTCCTAATTTATCAATGCCTGTTCGTAAGGCCTTGCAATTTATTGGTGATGGATTCAGACAAATTCGTCCAGATATTTGGATTGATATCGCTTTAAGAGACAAAACAAAAAATTTAATTATTTCTGATTCAAGGTACTTCTCAGAAGCAGAAGCCGTTAAATCTAAAAATGGACTTGTTTTTTTGATATATCGACAGGGATTTTTGAATGATGACCCCAATCCAAGTGAATCACAAGTAAAACCATTGCTTCAATGGGCTTCTGGAAATTTGAAAGAAGGTCCTGTTGATTATTCAAGCAACATAATGAGATATGGAATAACTGTTCCACATGAATTGAGATATTTTGATTATTTCATCAAGAATGATGGAAGCATTGAGGATTTGCATAAGAAGATAAGGGAATCTGTTGTTCCTTATATTTTAAAAAGTCGTTTTTTTCTTGAATTTATCGGATATGATCACAATATCGAGTAAATTTTTGAACAGTTTCATAACCATTTTTGCCTTCAATTATCGTTCCCATTTCAGGATGTGCTCCTTGAAGCCAGCGTATTCCGCTTTCTCTGTTTGAGCATTTGTATGTAACTAGTTCATCTAGTATTTTTATCGAGGGAGATTTTTGATCCTTTGTTTTAGTTTGCCCATCCCGACTTCTGTCAAGACCATAAATCCTAATCCTCTCTGCTGGCAATATTGGTTGCACGCTGTCCATTTCGCATTATTCCTTGGCAATGTTGTTTGATTTGCCGGTTTGATTTCCCAAATTTCAATTCTTCCGTCATCGAACATAACCTTTAAGTCAGGGTTATATTCATGAATGTTTCCTTCAAATGTATATTGGACTTTAAGTGGCTCCACTTCATATCCAATAACTTCTGGCATTGCCTCCAAGCATTCGTAAACATCGCATTCCATCCCTGATCGATAATGCATTTCCTTGCCTCCGTTCTTGTTGGACATCATGTATCCTTCTCTGAACTTCGGCTTGCGTTGTTTAAGCTTACCAGTCTTCGCAGACTGGTCTTTCCATATAATAGCCTTCATCTGTCCGTTTTTCGGTATATTTTTTTCATGTGGGTGTATCGCTTTGTAATGAGTTCGCACACAACGAACGGGACAGCCACAACGAGCAAGAGGACATAAAATGTATTCTCTGCCTTCTTCATGAGATTCGATGATATGCGCTTTATAGTCTTCAAAATTTTCATGAACAACTCCGCACACAAAACATGTGTATTTTCTTTTTCCATTATCTTTTGAAAATGGTAGCGTCATTTCTTTTTTGATTTCTTTTTGGAGAATTTCATCATATTATCGATAGCTTCTTCACGGGGACAGACAGTGATCTTCGGTAGATCTTTGATGCCAAATACACTTTCTGTTGATTTTTCAGGATCATTACTTAAAAATTTAATTAAATTAAATGCAGGAAACCGTGCTTCTTGACGAAATCCCGGCATCATTGGATCATCTTCTGTATCAGTTTTGAGTTTGGCAAATATAAGCCTGCTGTCTTCAGGAGCACCAAAATACTCGTCCCCTTTTTTAAAGAAAAGTATTAGTTCGTGCTTGTCTAAAAGATCATTCATTGAATCAATGTGTTCAAGCTGGATGTCCCAGCGATCCATTAAGTCACGAAATGATGAAAAAGAAGGAGAGTTCATAATTTTACCTGTAAATGTTTTACAACATATATATAAATAATAATTTCAAAAAAGGATAATAATGGCCTTGTATAATTTGAATTTTGCTAAACTTGGATGCGAAGCAGTCAAATAGAAGCAGCAGACATTAAATTTACAGTTTTGCTTTATTTTGTAAAAAAGCCTAGAGATAATATATAAATTATGCGACCTTCATTTTCAGGATTTAAGAAATTTTTTGAGGAGATGGACCCATCTCAAGAAAAAGATATCGTAGCATCTGGCGACTCAAAAAAACAAGATTATTTTGCTTCATTAGAAGATGAAGAAAATATGACTTGGAGTGATATTAAAAATACTTTTTCTGGCGAACCATGGGTTTCTTCACATTTTCCTCTAGGAACCAAAGGCAAAGAAGTTCTTTATAAGTTGCAACCTTGGAAAATTTCTAAGGGATCAATGACACAGGCTGGCGCTGATATAGAATTAGTTCATGGTGATAAAGATAGAAGCTATCTCAAGGGAAATGTTGCAAATAAAAGCAAATATAAAGATAGACGTAAATATTTTGTGAAAAGAAAAGATTTGCAAGACTTTTTGACAGGCGGTTGGCAACCAGCCATTCAAAGCGCCGCTGGCGGATCTCCATAAATGTGAGGCTAATATGAAATTTAGAGAATGGATTAAATTAAGAGAAGTTGGAACAAGCACGTCTGGTGTTGCTCATGTTCCAACGAGACTATTTGGCGGCACTGTGCAAAAGATGTATCCAGAACCAATTATTATCGGCGGCAGAGAAGTAGAAAAGAAAAAAAAGAAAAAATAATCATACATAAATAAAAGGAATATCATGTATAATCAAAAGTATATCCAGTTCTTGTCAGGAATTATCAGCGAAAGTGATTTTTACGAAGAAGATGCAATGAATCCAGTCCCTACCCCTCCTGCTGGCATTCCTACTCCTGCTGATGCTGGCGCTCCTGCTGGTGGTGGCGCTCCTGCTGGTGGTGGCGTTCCTGCTCCTGCTGGTGGTACTCCTTCTCCTGATGAAGAAGTTCAGAAAGAAACTGCTGAATTCACAAAGTCAATTCAGAATGCTCTTAATAAAATGCTTATGGTTCTTGATAAACATAAAATGAACAAGAATCATGCGATGAATTTAATTTCTCAGATTGCTGCTCCGATTATTGAAAAATATAATATAAGTAAAACACAGGCATTTAACGCTGTTTCTCAATAATATCAAAAGTTAGTCTTTACAGTTGAAGTTAATTATTTTATAATTTGACAGGATCACATTTCAAGAGGTTCTGTCATGTCTGATATTATGGATTCTGTTGTCAACAAGACAATTAATTGCCTTGATAAAGGGCATGTTACTCTCGTCGATGTAATGCCAAGGAATGTTCCTGAAGGTAAAACTGCGGATTATGCAATCGTTCAGGCTGCAAGAGTAAGCTATGGAGATGGAACTAAAACCGTTAATGAAGACCGTGGACTTATTCGCTACCTTCTCAGACACCAACACACTACTCCATTAGAAATGGTAACCCTAAAATTTCATTGCAAGATGCCTATCTTTGTTTGCCGTCAATGGGCAAGGCACCGCATGAGTTCAACAAATGAAATTTCAGGTCGTTATTCGGTTATGAAGGACGAATTTTATTTCCCTCAGGCCAGCGATTTAAGATCCCAATCTCAAAACAATAAGCAAGGCGGAGATGGCACTATCGACGAAATAACAGCTAACTATTCAGCAGGTAAAATTACCAATGATTGCAATTCAGCTTATGATTTTTATGAGTATATGATTCATGCAGGTGTCTCAAGAGAACAAGCAAGAATGGTTCTCCCTCTCAACTTATACACAGAATTTTATTGGAAAATTGATCTTCACAATCTTTTTCACTTTTTGGCACTAAGAGCAGATAGCCATGCCCAAAAGGAAATCAGAGTTTATGCAGAAGCAATTATTGATATTTTACGCCAAATTGTTCCAGTAGCACTTGAAGCATGGGAAGATTATCATCCTATGCGTGGAGCAATAAAACTCACAAGACTCGAAACAGAAGCACTAAAAAGCTACATCCAGAAATTTCAATCTTTTGCTCATACCGAATTCCAACATGTTGTCAGTGACAACAAGCGTGAACAGTCTGAATGGATAGAGAAAGCCAAGATTCTTGGAATCAATGTTCCTCCGACAAAACAGAATGAGGCTTAGGATCAACTAATTGAAAGCCATGATTGGCTATAATTTGTAATGTTAGAACAATCATTGTGATCATGGCTTTCTCCCTTTTGGACATTATACCAAATGAAAAGCATTTTACAATTTCTAGAAAGCGATAAAAACGGCCAAACTCTTAATATTGGAGTAATTGGTGATGCAATCATTGATGAATACTATGACGTTAAAATTAAAAGAATAAGTCCTGAATGTCCAATTCCCATCATGCATAGCAAAGAACATGAAGCAAAAATTCTTCCCGGTGGAGCCGCAAATGTCGTTCATCAATTCAAGAATTTTAATGCTAAAGTTAATCTTGGTTGCTTGTTAGATTATAAAGCGAAAAGTATATTTGAAAACACAAAAATCAATACCCATTATTCAGTAGATATCGCTCATGATATTTCTAGGAAGAGAAGGTATTTTAGTGAAAATGTTCAGGTTGCAAGAATTGATATAGAAAAAAATAATTATGGCTTTAGTGATGATGATTTGTTTTTAAAAACCGAATCGTTGTTTGATAAGTTTGTTTTGAATGGTTTTCAGGCCGTTATATTTTCAGATTATGGGAAAGGAATATTTAATTTTTTCAAAAACGAATATCTTAAAAAATTCCCAATCACAGTTGTTGATCCAAAAAATGGCGATCTGACTCGTTGGCGTGGATGTACTGTTCTGAAACCAAATCAAGAAGAAGCATTGAAATTAAGTGGGAAAAATAATGTTCGTGATGCTGGTCTTTATTTGTCAGAATTCTTGGAATGTTCTGTTGTCATTACTCAGGCAGGACAAGGAATTAGTGTTTTTGAAAAAGGCGGAATAACTGAGATTAGACCAAGAGTAAGCCCTGCTGTTGCCGAATCTGTAATTGGTGCTGGAGACGCCTTTATAACATTCTTGACAATGGCAATGTGTAGGGGATTTTCTCTTCAAGAATCTGCCGATAT